GGAGATGCCAGAGCCTAAGGGCTGCTTTGCCAGCGGACCAAAAGTTATCTGCGCAATATCCGTAGCACCTAGGTCTAGTGCGGTTAGGTTCAAGACGGTTAGTCCGTCCACACGGACCTCAACTATCCCGGCGCTGTCGTCGCGAACAATCCGCACCTCGACATGGTGCCATGTGCCTGCTTCGATGACTGGCCCTGTTGACTGGCCGAGCAGTGGCGCAGTGTACGCTCCGCTATCGTTGGTGATACGTGTGCCAGGGCCGCGTACTATGACCTCCCCAGTCGTCCCTACCATCATCGTCACACGCGGGTTGTTGCTCACATCTGCAGCGCCTGCCATCGTTGCGACGCCTGCGTTAGGGAGTGTCTCTATGCGGAAAGCATGGGAGATGAACACCTCGGATTTAGTCGAGGGCAGAACGCGCCTAGCGCCACTGTCTGATATGGTGGCAGAGCCGTTCACCTCTAGGGCGTGAAGGCCCGTTCTCGCACCGAATGATGGGATTACTGGAGCTGCTGGGTTCACCTCGGAGCCGACTTGGGCGTACACGCCCTCAAGCATTACAGTTCTACCAGACGAGCCTGCGCCGTAGTGGTCGAACCCATCTTTCCAAAGCTCTGCCATGTCTCGTTCCTATGGTTGTGCGGCGAGGCCTAAGCGGATGCGCTCCTCAATGCCGTGTGTTGATATTCTCTGAAAATTCCCGTTAGCGACCTTATAGACTATCTTGTCTTCGCCCACAACGAAGGCCGTATTACGGAGCTGTGCAAACGTCCCAGGCCGAATGCCTTGGCTGAATGCAAGCCCCTGCTGCCGAAGGAACGGGAGAAGAGGGTCTGCTGACGCATACCAGACTTCCGTGGACGACTGACCGAAGAAGTACAGTGCGTCTCCTACCCTCGTCACGTCGATCAGCTCGTCAGGCTCGCTCTCTGCCTCGGCAAAGTCGATCGGGTCGATCGTCACCTCACCGGGCCGGATAAAGTAGAACCTTTGGGAGTTAGATACGACGGCGACAACAAAACTCGCTAGCGTCGCTAGAGAGACCATGCCCACGTCGTCAGGTGTGATTATCTGGTTGAGCTGCTGGTTGCCACCCCCTGCAAGTGTCGCGCTGCCCCAGGCTATGTTAGCGCCTGTCTCAGCAAGAGTAATCGCGTTGCCTCCAGTGCCACGCACGCGGGCACGAACTGACAGAGATGTCGGCGTAGTTGCTGGGGCCTCAACGGCTGTGTTCTGCGCAAGAGCGGTAGAGTACGTCGTTCCAGCAATGCCTGAGGCGTTGATAGCTGCTGCCATGTTGGTCAGGGACACTTCGTCGTCAGCGCCTAGCACCACAAGCCACGGGGCTGCCATAGTGCCTGCAGGCGTTCCTGCGTCCACGGAGCCTGCCGTCCACTCGTAGTAGACACCTGCGATAGTCACAGTGTCAGTGGCCACGATGTCTGGCGGGGATGCTGGGGTCACTGTGAGGGTGGCCGTCGCTGCGGCTGGGCCGTCATAGTATTTCAGGGAGATGCCGTCGGCGATGAAAAAGTGCTCGTAGCCCGGGCCTGCGACAAAGGTTGTTGCCTGAATAGTGTCGGTAGCCACACTGCCGAGAAGGCCGATCGGCGCGTTAACGCCGTCCCATCTAAACACCGCGTCGCCGGAGACGTAGAACAGATCATCGTTGAACACGCCTTGCTGGTGAGCCAGCGCAGTGATTGGGCCTGAGCCTGCTCCGCCGAACGCGGTTGTCCCTGGACGAGATAGCAAGCTGATCTTCTCAACCTGGTTCGTTGGGTCTTCCTCGATAAAGCGGTTCACAAGACGGATTTCTGGCTCCTGGCCATACTGCCGCTTGTAGGACTGAAACCCTAGAGGGACGCCGACCATTAGGCAGAGCCTCCACCAAAGAGGCCCGTGGTGTTGCCTCCATACTGGAAGTCTGCTGCAGGCGTGCTGAGGGTGTCATACTGCTCCACTGGCCAACCGCGGCGCTGCCTAAACTGCGCCCGTAGACGGCCCATAGCGGTCCTATAACGCATGGATTGGTTCGTCGTAAGCTGACGACCCAAGCGGCTCGATAGGCGGTCTAGGATGCCTAGAGCGAGGAAGTCGTCATAGGCCCGTGGGAGGATTGGAGAGCTGTCAGCGGTGACAGGTGCAAGCAGGGTCCAGTCGCCCATGTCAGCGCGGTAGAAGTACCTGCGGCCTGTCAGATTGGTCATGGTGCCGGAGAGCGTAAAGCTGCCCTCAATGGTGCGTCCATTGCCAAGGAAAGTGATGACGCCCGTGGATGGGCCGAGACCAACCAGAGCCATTCGCGCGCCATCGTCGGGCGACTGCGGAAACGTGACTGTGATGTTCTGGTCTGAGTTTATCAGGAGCCGCGCATTAGGTGGCGGGTTCAAGTATATGTTGCTATTATTGGGGGACAGATTGGTAGGGTAGAGGGGGAACCTGCCCTGGACCTGCGCCGTGTTGAGCGGCGGAATTGCCCAGTCGCCTGCAAAGTCTCCTAGCTCGTACCCGTAGAGGGTCTCTAGGAAGTTGTTGAGCGCAATAAGGCCCTCGTTGGCCTGTGCTAAGGTGAGGGAAGCGTTCGGCCCAATAAGGTTGCCCTCGCGGTACGCCTCTAGAACTAGTTCGCTTCCCGTCGCCATGTCTCTAGTCCTTGATGTTTGCGCTTGCCAAAGTGGCTAGCTCGTCGTCGGTCATTTTGTCGTCATAGTCGATGCCTTCTTCGGCTAGAAACTCAATCACGTCTTCGCGTGTAGTTTCTAAGTCGTCAAGGGTGACTACTTTCCGCCCTTTGGCATTGACTTTTCCGTTCCCGGTGGGTTCATCATTCCCTGCTTTGCGATTGCTGCTTCTTGCGCGACGCTTCGCTGCGTTGGCTTTCGCTCTTGGGTTTGGGTTTGGCTTGGATTTTTCATCATCTTCCTGGTCCTTTCCGACCTTTGATAGGTTGTCTACATATCCGTCAGGAACTTCGTCTGCTTTTTCGCAGATCACGTACTCACCCGATGCTGGGTGATACCACATGGACGGCCACTCTATTGTTTTGTCAACTTCCATAGCTATGCTCCAGGTTAAGAAGTTAGGGAGAGGAGCTTGGGGTCTCCTCTCCCTGTAGGTTGTTAGGAGCCGTTTACACGGACGCCTAGCATTGGCTGGATATTATCTACGCCGTAGATCGTATCGAAGCGGTGGATGTGGGCACCTGTCTGGATATCAGAGCCGCGCCAGTAGCGAACAGACACGCCAGTATCAGGGTCGGTCACAAAGGACGCCTCGCCTGTAAATGGCATTGCCAGTCTTGCAGATACGAGAGAGATTGCCCGGCGATGGAAGGCTGCGCGGACGGGAACTCTTGCGTTTGCTCCGGCGTAGAACTGGATAGCTGCGTTGTCGGCAGGGGCGGCGGAGACCGTCGCAAAGGCCGTATTGGCAACTGTACTCGTGCCGTCATTGGTGCCAGGTACGATGATAGGCATAGACACTGTGAGGGCTGCTGCGCCTGCACCCGATGCCGTAGCGTCTGCCATGACAACAAACTGCTGTAGGTAAGGCAGAACTTCGCGGCTGCGCGGGTTAATCGCAAAGACGCCAGCAATGGTGAAGATGTCACCTTGCGCAACAGTCGCGTTCGCACCTAGGCCGTCCACATTCAGTGTCTGAACGTTTGTGTCTTTCACGTCGCGGTAGTTGACGTTCTGACCTGCGCCATTGACCGCTGGGCCTGTGCCCCCTGTCCGCGTACCAGAGACAACCGAACGAAGGTTGTTGGATGCGTACAAGTCAATCTCGGAGATGAGAGGGATGCGGACGCGCTCAAGTGCGGTCCGGTTGATGCCCGGGATATCCCCGCCGATTAGGGAGCCGCGAATTGCTGCGCCGTCATCGAAGGACACAATAGCGTTGATGCTCTCGTTAGGGACCGCTTGGTTCATCAAACGCGTATGCGCGGCGTTGAACTGCTGCGGTGTTCCGATCACATTGCCCGGAGTACCGACCGAAGAGTGAAAGAACTTCATCTCGTTCAGGATAGCGCCGTCGATCGTATGCGCCAATTCGGACGCGGCAGACTTCAAGGTTTCGTTCTTGATCAGCTCGTTGAAAGACTGGACGTACTCAAGATCGCCAACGGAAACGTGGACGTTCTTGTACTGGTCAACGCGGACGTTGGTAGAGCCAGTTACGATGTCTTGAGCTGCGAGAGCTGCGCCGTCGTTAGCAATAAAGCGGGGTGGACGTTTAATGTTGACGGAGAGACCATTTTCGTCAGTCACTTCATCACGAAATTCACCAGTCACGAGCTTTGCCGCGACCAGTTGGTTTTTCAGCAAGACGAGGAACGCGTTCGCGTACTCGGTTGCATTGAGAAACTGGTTAGCCATTTGG